GCTGCACAAATGGGTAACATTAAAGGTCTAAGAAAATATGCTCTTGGTTTAACTCAAGTTCAACTTAAAACTATGACTGCAACTGAGATCATGGCTCGCTTTAATAAAGTATTCGGTGGCGGTGCAGCTATTGCAGCTGATACTTTTGCTGGCAAGTTAGCACGAATCAATCAAGCTTTAGGTGAAGCCAAAGAAGCCTTGGGTAAAGGCATAATCGATGCTTTGATGATTGCAACTGGTTCTCAAGATATAGATACATTACAAAAGAAAATAATTGACTTTGGTAAAAATGCTGGAGATGCCGTTCGAAATTTGGCTGAAGTATTTGTTAAGTTCTTGCCACAAATTAAAGCAGTTGGTGCAGCTTTTGCAATTCTATTTACCATTGGCAAAATTCAAACAGGTGTGGCCGCTTTCATGAAAATCATGGAAGGCATGAATAAGGCCATGAAAGCTCTTAGAATTACCGCTTTGACTACTGCCATTGCTGAAGCTTTTGTATTAAATCCTTTAGGTGGAATAGCTGTTGCTGCTGGAATTATTGCTGTTATAAATGCAGTAGGCCTAGCAGTCGATGGTTTAGATGCTAAATTTACTGCATTGGGTACAAAAACCACAGATTTTTTTGATCAGACAAATGGTTTGAAATTTGGTCAAAAGTTTACCTTAGAGAACTACAAAAAGATAAAGTTTGAGCAAGACAAAGCCGCTGGCGAAGCAAAGAAAAACGCTGAAGCATTGCGCAAGGCTGAGGCTAAAGCTGCTGCCGATCGTGCTAAATTGGCAAAAGATGAAGCTGCTGCCAAGCAAAAGACTGATAAGTTGGCTAAAGCCGCTGCAATGTTTGACTTGAGCAAGATACAAATAAATGCAGCATTACAAGGCAAGATTACAGATGAAGAAAAGTTGCGCTTACAATTACAGCAAGCAATTCTCAATGAAAATGATGATCTTGCAGATAAACTTCAACAAAAACTTGAAGCCTCACAAATGGCAACTGCAAAACTAAGTGCTCAAATAATTGGAATAAAGCCAGCTACAGATCCTTTTGCTGCATGGTTATCAACTCTTGAAGGCATTGCTACAACTCTTTCCAAAATTCTTGGAATGCCCGTAAACATGACTTCTTCATCAATGATAAATCCTAATCAACCAATAGTTGCAACTCAGACACCTAATTCACCTTTTCAACCAACTCCAGTTGTGGTAACGCCGCCAACAAATAATGAACCAATTCCAGTTGTTATAACACCAACTGAACCTACGATTCCAACAACTAATAATCCTATTGGCACAGTTTTTGGCACTGGTGGATTTGGCTTTAGCGTGCCAGGCGGTATGGGTGGTTCATTGCCTCAAGTTCCAGTAACTGTAAATGTCACTGTTGAAGGAACTATTTTGGCTCAAGATGAATTTGTGGCAGCTGTTTCAGATGCTGTTATTACCGCAAATACTTATGGCAACAGAGCATATCGAGCTGGTGCTGTGGACGTAAACGGATAATCATGGCAATTCCAGAAATCAATGCAATCATTAACTTTTCAACAGGTGCTGGCTTTGCTTCACCAATGATTCTTGATGCTGGTGTTTTAGGTGTTAATGCTTTGTCCGACACAACAGCGGTAGTAGTAGATGTCTCAAATCTAGTCGATTCAATTAAAACTACTAGAGGCCGATCAGCTACAGCTGATTTATTTCAAACTGGCACTTTAAGCCTTCGCATTATTGACCAAACAGGCGCGTTCAACCCCATGAACCCAGCCTCACCATATTACAATCTTTTGACTCCAATGCGTAAAGTGCAGATAACTGCTACTTATAATTCAATTACTTATCCAATATTTTCTGGTTATATAACAGCATATAGTACAACTACTCCAAAAGATGTTGGCGATGTCGTTTATACTACAATTTCAGCAGTTGATGGATTTAGACTGGCTAACAATGCTCAAATCACCACTGTTACTGGAGCTACGGCTGGTCAAACCACTGGCACTCGTGTTGGTAAATTATTAGATGCTATCGGCTGGCCTTTAGCCATGAGAGACATTGATACAGGTCAAACAACAGTCCAAGCAGATCCAGGCACTCTTAGAAATGCTTTGTCAGCACTTCAAGTAATTGAAAGCACTGAATATGGCGCGCTTTACATGGACGGCTTTGGAAACTTTGTTTTCCAAGACCGTTTACTTACTTCATCGAGCGTGGCAGGAAGTCCAGTAGTTTTTAATGATAATGGCACTGGGATTTCATATAATAACGCTTTATGGAAGCTTGACGATTCTCTTGTATTTAATAAAGCCTCAATTACCAGAACCGGTGGCACTGCTCAAATAGCCAGCAATCAATCCTCAATTGATAAGTATTTTCTGCACTCTTATCAAGAAACAAATCTACTAATGGAGACTGATGCAGATGCGCTCAACAATGCTCAAGCTTATGTTGCTTCTAGAGCTGAGACTGCTATCCGTTGCGATGCAATTACCCTTGATCTTTATACTGCTAATTATGATGCCGGTATTGTTGCAGCCCTCAATTTAGATTTCTTTGATCCTGTTACAATTACAACCACTCAACCAGGGTCATCAACCTTGACTAAAACTTTGCAGGTGTTTGGCGTGTCTCATGACATCAAACCGAATGCTTGGAAAACTATCCTTCAAACGCTTGAACCAATTATAGATTCGTTTATACTTAATTCAACACTATCAGGGGTGCTGGACACCAGCACACTTTCTTACTAAGGAGATCAAATGGGAGCACCATTAGGCTTCAAGACATTCGCCACAGGTGATGTTCTCACAGCCGCCGATACAAACGGATATCTAATGCAGGGAGTCTGGGTTTTTGCTGATGCAGCAGCTCGAACTGCTGCTGTGACAAGTCCACAAGAAGGTAATTATAGTTATCTTAAATCTGACGATAAAACATATTACTATAATGGATCTGCTTGGACTGCCCTAGGCGGTGGCAAAGTTTTGCAGGTTGTCAATGCTATCTACGGGACTGAAACTTCAACGGCCAGTTCAACTTATGCAGATACAGGTTTGACTGCCACAATAACCCCCAGTTTATCTACGAGTAAAGTTTTGGCATTAGTAACAATGCCTTTTTACAAGGATATAAGTAACACCAATGGCGAGTTTAAGTTGATCAGAACTTCTACAACCATCGCCACTCTCTCAAATATTGCATATAATGGTGCGGCAACAGGTTTGGATATTGGTACAGTATCTATCAATTATCTTGATTCACCAGCAACCACATCTGCAACAACTTACAAAGTGCAGTTTTGTTCTCAGGCAAACAGTAGTCGCGTTATTATAAATCGCGCTGGCGGACAAACAAATCAGTCAAGCATGACTCTTATGGAAATAGGTGCATAATGGCAACAGGTTCAGATGTTTTAAGTATGTTAATTCCCAATGGCGGCTGGGTTATTTCTGGAGATGACTTTTCTGGCATTAACTTTATTGATTGTGATCCAATCAGTGAATCAGACTTTAAGGCTGGTTTTGCAAAAGCAGATAAATGGCTAGCAGATCAGGTAAAAGCTAACGCAGATGCCAAATCTGCCGTACTTTCTAAACTTGGTTTGACAGCTGAAGAAGCAGCTTTGCTAATAGGATAATGAAACCACAATTATCTAAGTGTGCAATTCAACTAAGAGAACAGATTGATGACTCCTTCCCAGATAGAGATCGAACTTCTGATGGTTGGATCGGCGATACTCGACACAGCACGCGCGTGTCAGATCACAATCCTGATGCTCTCGGCTGGGTACGTGCCATCGATGTCGATCGAGATCTTTCAGGCAAGGCTAAACCAGACCTCATGCCAGATCTTGCGGATCAAATACGTCTCTATGCAAAGTCTGATAGAAGCAAACGCATTACTTACGTCATCTTCAATGGACAAATCGCAAGTCCAGTCCTTGCATGGAAATGGCGTAAATACACAGGGATCAACAAACATGATCACCACTGCCATATCTCGTTTTCAAAAGAAGCTGACAATCTTAGTGAGTTTCTTCAAATACCTATGATCGGGGGAACAAAATGAAAGATTTTCAAAAATTAGCTGGTTCATGGGGTAGAGCTTTTTTAGTTGCAATCATTTCAATGTATGCAGCTGGTGTAACTGATCCAAAGGCTTTAATTGCTGCTGGTCTGGCTTCAATCATTCCACCGGTATTGCGTTACCTTGATCCCAAGGACGAGCTTGGAAACAAATGACACCATCGGAGTTCTTTCAACTTTATATTGCCACCGTTGCGATCATGGGTGGATTGGCTGGCTTTGTGATCACACACTTATTGAGCGAGATCAAGCGACTCAACACGCGTTGCGATGAGATTTACAACATACTTTTAGAACGCTAAACTAAAGTCATGGCCGCACGCAAAGCTAAGGCAATAGAAGATCAAGGGTATACGCCCTTAGAAGCGTATTGCATTGGTCTCAATGAATATTACAAAGCTTTGCGTAAATCTGGCTTTCCAGTTGATATTTGCTTATCACTAATAATGGACCCCTATTCTTATCCTGAATGGATTCTCCCTAAACGCATCAATGATAACCCGAGCAATATGCCCGATTTTTATCCTGACGATGACGAGGACTAATGAAAAGAACCATCGTAATTCCAGACTTACAAGTCCCATATCACGATGAAGTCGCAGTAAAAAATGTCACCGCGTTTATTAAAGTATTTCGGCCTGATGCTGTCGTTACTCTTGGAGATGAAATCGATCTCCCACAAATCAGTCGATGGACAGAAAACAAGCCAGGGTGGTACGAGCAAACCTTAGC